TGTTTGCCAATGAACATAGCATCATTCTCTGGTTCCGGCTCCAGCTTGCCCGTCTTTTCCATCCACAATTTTAATGGGCTGCAATATTTATTTAGCCCGGCAACGCTGGCAATTTCAGAAGCACCTATCGTCGTCTTTTTTTTCTCCAGCCATTCTGCCCGATTCGCATCGGAAACTCTCATTAGCGCTTTCATAGTCTGTTCCTCCAATTATTCTAAGTGTGTTTATGTTCCAACGTCTGAAAAATCTTTCTTCGCTTGCGGCCCTTTGCCATTCCCGATATGCGGCAGTCTGAGCCGGAAATCCTTTTTCTAGCCGCATCTGATTTGTGATGTCTGCTTTACAGAACAGCGAATACAGCTGAGAAGAAAAGCTCGTGGAATCAGTGGTGCGCCAAAGCCATAGATCAAAAACAGCTTGCTCAAGCTCAGTCCGTGATGGTTCAATCTTCATTGTTTAGTTCCTCCAGTAGTATCGAAATCGAGATTATTACAAAAAGCAAATTTATGAAACCCAAAAAAGCACGTCCGAAGAAAAAAGTTTTTGATGCCGAAATTTATTCTGCCTCTGCGGTGCAGCTGGACTTTGTTGCCGATTGCTATTTGAAGATCAGAGTTACTGGGCCAGCAGCCAAACTTTATTCTGTTAGCAATTCCAGGTTTACTTGGTTTAATAAAGCCACGCAGAAAGTGGTTTTCGGAAAGCAGCCCAAAATAGCCCGAGCGCAGAATGCATTTGAAAAACTTCTGACTGAACGGATTCAATTTCACAAATTGCAAGTGCCGATTCTGCCAGACAAAGAAGTCTGGTGCTGCTACATGTTGGTTAGTAGCTTGAACCATAGGAGCGACACCCACAATTTGCCCAAAGGAATTTTGGATATCTGCCAGACGGCCGGTGTCTACTCTAACGATCATTACATCAGATGTTTTCCTATCTTCGGATCTGACATTGAGCAGGACAGCCTGGATCTGTTTCTCTGCTTTGTGCCCTGGCGAGTCGCTCGCTATTGGGCACAGCCGATGGTAGAATCGTTCCTGTAAATCGCTGCTGCTACTTTTCATCTGTTATGCCTTTCTCTGCCCAAGCAGCAAGAATGTGCAACCTGGCTTTATCAATTGAATCAAAAAGCATGCTGCTTTTTATTGCATTGCAAATGTGGCAAGCAGCTACAAAATTGTCAGCAGAATTATTCTGTCCATAAGCAAACGGAACTTGATGATCGTAATTTATTTTTAAAGCAATCGGCTTTCCTTTTCTGTAAACAGTTTTTCCAAATCTCCGATCACAATAAAAGCAGCAGAAGTTTTGCTGTGCTAAAATTTCCTCGCGTGATTTTCTTCCTAAAATTTTTCGCTTATTGACCGGCTCAGATTCGCGCACAATTTTATCCAGCTTTTTTTCTTCGTAGCTTGCTCCACAGCAGGTATATTCCCCCTGCGCAATCAATGCCTCATCTTGGCATTCTGGACAGTAGGCTGAAACCATCACTACATTGCCAAAAATTTTTATGTGGTCTTTTTTCAAATTGCCCCCAGGCCGCTAAAAATCAAAATACGTGGCATAGGCCAAATTGACCTAGAAAATTGAATGGCGGTCATCCTGGGCCTTTTAATCGCTATTTTAAAAAAGGCCGGGTTTGAATTTCGCTCTGAAAATCGCCCTTTTTGCTCATGATAATAGAATAATGTTTTGATTTCCATGTTATGCCAGCCTCACGATTCCCAAAGCCTTGCGCTGCCCTTCGGTCAATTCCAGCTGCTTTGGCCCGGCATCGACACCGACCGCTTCAAAGATTGCTTGCTTGTAATCCTTTCCAGCCCTGACTTTCGCCAGTGCGGCATCCTGCATTTGCTCGAATCGATTTTTAAATTCTCTCTGCCAAGTCGCATCGTAAACCGCATGGGCACGGTTCAGTTCTTCAATCGAGCCGTATTGCTTCATCGGTCGCGGCACTGTTCGGTCTGCAAATTGCGCAGCGTATCTGATCAAAAGTTTTGGGCTGCCTCGATTCGCGTACGCCTCAGCAGCAGTGCAAGTCAAAGTTTCGGGCAGCGTTTCTTTTTCCAAAAATTTCTGCACAGCCCCAGGCGTTGGGAAAAATTCGCTGCTCTTGCTCGCTGATTGCATCGCTCTGCAAAATGCTTCTGAATCTTCGCGGCCAAACCACAAAAACCATGCATCGATTTCTGGTGCTGTCAGTTCTTGGTGCGCGTAAAGCGATTTCGTAATCGTCAAAATTTTTATCATCTCACTTTTTTGCATTTGCTTGTTCCTCCAGTATCGCTTGCTCGTACAACCGCTGACCAGTTTCAAAAGTTTTTTGTGCCGGTGTTTTCTTTTGCTGGAATTGCCTTGTGGCCCCATTGCGCTTGTCTGCAAAAATTCCAGAATAATTATTTCCAATTGAGAAATTTACAGCAGCGATGAATTCTTCTGGCGTTGCCTCAGCCCAATTTGCCAAAGCCCGTTCTTCGGTTTCCACGGATTGGTATTTCTGCTTCTTGGTCTGCTTGTGTTTCAGCCAGCTTGCCCAAGCAGCCCGGCAGTCTTCGGTTTGAAGGTTGGCTGGAAATCGAGGCCCCTTTTTTTCTTTAATTTCTTTTTTTAGATCCTCAGATGTAGATGAAGATGTAGATGAAGAAGAAGGCATCGCTTTGGCATCTTTTTGGCACTCATCTGGCATCGATTTGGCATCGCCCCAACGCTTCCGCGCATTCTCTTTTTGCTTTCTCGAAAACTCCTTTTGTTTCAATAATGTACGCTTCATTCCTTCCTGAACCCAATGCTTGCCATCCTCGCTGATCTTCCAGGCACCGGCTAAAAGTTGGCCTTTTATTCGCTCAAAATCGGAATTATTTGGGTTCCGAAGTCGTGTCCGAATCGCTCTCTCATCTGCCTCAATTTTGTAGCCAGATGATGCCGAACCGGCAGCGCACATAAGCAATATATGCGCCCCCACAGCATCCAGATCCATCGCCATTACAGCCTCATCACCAGAGAATTGTCGAAAGTAAAATTGCATGGCCGGGGAACGCTCTTTTGATTTTGTCATTTTTTGCCCCCTTCCTTTAGCCATTCAATAACTGCAACCCAGTCAAAGTATTTCACCGTTTTTTGCCCCGGTGCACGAAGAAAGGGTAGCCCCTTCTTGCAGTACTTGTGAATTGTCTGCCTTGAAACTTGCAGCCGTTTCATTAATTCAGATATGCCAATTAATTCAGTCATAAGCCTCCAAAAACATAAGAATGTAAATCTTATATCTCGGAAATATTGGGCTGTAAATATAAAAAATGAGGGAATAAATGCAGCCAAATTGACCGATTTATTCCCCCGGATTCTTGCTTAATTGCAGTGCGCCAAAGCTACATTAAATGCTTTGGTTTTTAGCTCTGCACCATGGCCCAGAAGCATATTCTCCAGTCGCAGTTCTGCATCTCTGCCCCGGTAGTGATCCACCCACTCAGTAACGGCATTGAAAGCGCCCCAGTAGTTTCCTCTGACTCCAGGAATGTCGCTGCCAAGGCCACGCTCATACAGCTCTTTGGTGATTTCAAAAACTTTCGGCTTCTTATCCTCGCCGGTCTTTTTAGTTTTGAAATCTTCAATTCCGATTACTTCCTTGACATAATTTTCAAGGCCATTGATCGGCAATTTCTGGCGCTGCAATTTGCGGTACTGCTGAAGCGTCAGTTCAAATTCGCCATTCACATAGTCGATGCAATTGCGCACAGCCTCTAAGCCGAGCTTCACATTCTTTGTGTGCCGCACTTTCAATGCTTGCTCGCTGCCATTCTCAGCAGCCCGAAGTGCTAGCTTGAAAGTATTCATACAGACAACTCTGATGTCTGTCAGCTGACAGTGAACAGCCATTGAACCATCATGCGCAGTTGAGAAAAGCAGATAAGATTTGATCCGATCTCCTTCAATCACTTCACCCTCGCGGTTCCACTTGCCAAGAACGCAAACCCGCTTGCCATTGCGCAAACTTAAGGCAGTTTCCAAGCTAAGGGCACCTTCGTCGATGAATGGCTGAAACCACTTGAAAGCCTCAATATTCTGCACCGGCTCATAGTTGATGCCGACCGTTCCCAGATAGCTGTTATCGCTATTGCGAACGATTGCTACTTTGTCGTCAATTTCCTGGCCATTGCCAAGAAATAAAGGCTTCTTTACGACCTCCCAGTTCAATCCAGCCTGAATGATTGCGTCTTCAATCGTAGGCGGCTCATCCAATACAATGCCAAGTTTATGCCAAGCCGGTTCTCTTACAAAAAATCCAGATTCAAATTCGTGTGCCATGATTCAATTCCTCCAATAAATCCAACTTAATTGTTGGCCCGGCTGCCCGAAGGCAGTCGAGTCAGCACTTATGATTGATATAGTTGTTCGTTACGTTCTCGAAGTGCATCGGCCAGCTGCTGAACGATTTCAGCCGGTCTTGGATCGCTGACGTTCTCAAGATAGCCATCTTCGTCCACTAGCTGCCAATCTTCTTGGCGTGGATCATCGACCAAGCCATAGACCGGAGGAATATTTCCGGCCCTGGCTGGTGCCCCTGCTTCAAACCAATAGATAGTAACGAATTCGTTCAGGTCTACTTGCTCGGCTTGCTTTCCTAAATATATCCAGTTGTATTTATGCATTTTAATTTCCTCCAATTAATTTACTGATTCAGGGGCGAATTCGTTCCGCCGAAATGAAGCAGCCAGCTCATTAGCAGGAACCGTGATTTTTTTGCTGCCTACGAAATCTTGAACAAAGCTATTTACATGCCGAGTCGTTGTATTGCTGTACTTGGTATCGGTTATATAAAGGCTATTTGTTCCTTCGTCGTATACCGCAACCACGGTGCTATAACTTTGAAGCCAGGTGCATTGGTTGCCGCCCCAGGCTCGAGTTACAATCTTCTTTGCATTCTTGCTGCCGATTCTCTTTTCACTGATTATCATTTTTTGTTCCTCCAAAAGATTCAGGATGTTTCCATCCTTTCTATATTACAATTGTAACAGAACCACTGGGCTTGTAAATACTTTAATTACAATTTTAATGCTTTTTAAGGCCAATAGAATCAGCTACTTAGCGCCTGAGCTGAAATTATTTTAATTGAATAGGATTATATACCTATATATATAGCCCAATCTGCCTAGTTTTGACTGGCGTTCTCGAGCCAATCCGTGCGACAAATGGAAAGCATGGAACTAAGATTGCAAAAATTTGGCATTTGCTCGGCTGCTATAGCCAGACGGCTCAATATGTCCAGGCAGCACTTCGGCTGGAAATGTCGGCATAATAAATTCTACAAATCAGAGCGAATCCTGCTTGCCTTTGAAATCCGTAAAATCATCAACCAACTCGCAGCACTGGAGGCTGAATTGAAAAATGAAGATTGAAGACTTCCCGATTGATCAAATCACTCCGTACGAATTCAACAACCGCCGCCATGATAAAATCCAGATTGAACGCATAGCTAAATCAATCAAAGAATTCGGATTCAATCAGCCAATTGTGATTGATGAGAATAACGAGTGCTTAGTAGGTCACGGCAGATTGCTCGCTGCGCAGCATCTCGGATTCCAGTTTGTTCCTGTGTATAAAAAAAGCAACCTGTCCGAAGTACAGAAGAAAGCGTACAGAATTCTGGATAACAAATTACAGAATGATTCGCTCTGGGACTTTGATAATCTGAACTTGGAACTCGATTCGCTCGAGGACTCCGGCCTTGATCTGGCTGATTGGGGGCTGGATAGTCTTAAAGAAATAAATTTTGAACCAGGCTCGATTGACGATCAAGGAAAGCTAGATGAACCAAAGCAAGCAGAGTGCCCAGAATGTGGACATAGATTTACGCCTTGACTGGTGCAGCTACGATGCAGCCAAATATGCTGTTATGCGCTGGCACTATTCTCGCTCTATGCCAAGTAGTAAGTTGATAAAGATCGGGGTCTGGGAAAATAAAAAGTTTATTGGCTGCATACTTTTCGGCATCGGGGCAAATATGAATCTGGCTCGACCATATGGATTAAAAAAAAACGAGGCTTGCGAGCTTGTGCGAATCGCACTGGGACAACATGCAACGCCAGTCAGCAGACTAATAAAAATTGCATTATCAATGGTCAAGAAACTTTGCCCAGGACTGGCGCTGGTCGTTTCGTATGCCGATCGAGATCAGGGGCACGAAGGCAAGATATATCAAGCAAGCAACTTCATAAAAGATGGCGAATGTTTTGATGAACATTATTTCTTTCTTGGCAAAAAAGTACATCCTCGCACAGTCGGATCGAAGTATGGAACTAGAAGCATAAAGACGTTGAAAAAAGCAGTTGATCCAAATTTAAAGAAAATCAAAACAGCTGGAAAAATAAAATATATTTACTGGCTGAAAAAGTGCGCACCTAGTGCAAGAGTAGAACAGCCGACTCACCAGTCGGAAGATGGCGGTGCAAGTCCGACCGGTGCGCTCCATTTAGAAAAGGAAAGCAATGGCACAAAAGCCCTTTAGTCCCACAGATAAAGATCGGTCGCTAGTTCAAGCAATGGCTGCTGTTGGGGTTCCTCAGAAAGATATTGCAAAGGTGATTGGCTGCGACGAAAAGACTCTGCGCAAATACTTTCCCGAAGAATTGGAGCTTGGCGCAATCAAAGCCAATGCCACAGTCGGCAGATTCCTGTACCAGCAAGCGCAAACAAATCTAACTGCCGCAATCTTCTGGGCCAAGTGCAGAATGGGCTGGAAAGAGAAGCAAGAAATTGAACATACAGGCAAGAACGGTGCGCCATTGATTCCTGAATTCCATGTCAACATCCTCAAGATCGGAACGGGCAGCGACTCTAAGTAAAGAAGCAGCTGCCGGTCGTAGCATCATCAATGAATGGGGCCTATATCCTAGGCAAGCACTGGCCTTTTATTCCAAATCAACTGAACTACTTTTTGGTGGTGCATCTGAAGGAGGCAAGAGCTTTGCTGGCAGATTCTTTTTAATTGCTTGGTGCTCTGCTATTCCGCACCTTCAGTGCTACATCTTCCGAAAGTATTACGGCGATGTAATTTCCAATCACATGGAAGGCCCGACTTCATTCCATGTCATGCTGCGTCAATGGAAACAAGACAAGCTGGTTACAATCACAGAGAACGAAATCAAATTCTGGAATGGCTCAATCATTCAGCTGCATGGCTTGCTGCTGAATAAGGACTTAGAGAAGCACATCGGGCGAGAAAAGCACGTTATCTGGCTTGATGAGGCAGGGCAGATACCAAAGCACCACATTGACGGACTCAGGGCTTGGTGCCGTATGCCAAAGCAGATGAAGGATGCATTGCCAAAGCAGCTAGAAAAACTTTATGCACATTTCTCTGAGCAAGAGCGCCGGGAGCTATTTCCCAGAATGTTCTACACCACCAACCCAGAAGGGCCTAGCCTTAGCTATTTCAGAAGAAAGTGGATTGAGAACAGAAACCCCTTTGATATTTGGCAAGCACCAGATAATGAGGGCGGCTTTATTCGCCAATTTATTCCAAGCAAAGTTTCAGATAATCCAAGCGCAGATCCGATTGCGCAGAAGCGACGATTACTTCCACTAGGTGAAGCAAGAGCCAAGGCACTAATCGAGGGCGATTGGTCTGCCCCTGCTGGTGATTTTTTCAAAGAGTATAATGACGACCTTCATGCTGTGCCAAATTTCATTCCGCCAAACCACTGGTTTAAATTTCGCACCTTTGACTGGGGCAGCGCAGAGCCTTTCGCCGCCCTGTGGTGGTGCGTCAGCGATGGGCAAGAATTTACAGATGAGAATGGCAATCAGCGCTGGTTTCCAAGAGAATCTTTAATATGTTACCGGGAATGGTACGGCTGTGATGAAGAAGATCCATCAAAAGGAATCCACCTTGCCAATGAACTAATCGCGCAAGGAATCGTAAAGCGAACGCAAGAAACCACCTGTGGGCTAACCTTCTCAGATAATTATCCTTTTGCAGATAGGGGGCATAAGAAGAACGGCACCAAGTGGACAATGGCTGATGACTTCAGAGAGAACGGAGCGCCACTAACTCTTGGAAATACCGCAAGAATATTCGGCTGGAAGGAAATCAGATCCAGACTTCAGGGCATCGAAGGAATTCCGATGCTGTACATCCAACAATCTTGCACATACTTAAGAACTTACTTGCCAGCACTCGGCTATCATGAGACAAATTCAGAAGATGCGCAGGAGGACGGCGAGGCAACGCACGTTTGCGATGCTGCACGATTAGCCCATACAGTTAGGCCGCTGGTTAGAGATGCTGAAAAAATCACAGAGCCAGATTACAGAGATAAGAATAAGCGCCACACAGTCAATTCCATTGTTTCTCAATTAAACCAACATAACAGCACAATCCCATATGTTACCCGAAGATAAGAAAGTCGATGCAGCAGCAGCTACGGACGATGAAAATACCCCTGCTGGTAGAAGCAAAGTAAATTATTGGCTTAAATGGGTAACTGCTGCAAAGAAGGCTGCCGATCTACATTGGAAAGATAGCAAGGCTGCCTATGCTGCTTATGAGTTGGATTCTAAGCGATCTACTGATGATACTACTGGTGCCGGTCACGCCAGCTATCCGATTTATTGGGTAGCAAGTACCACAGTTGAGCCAGCCTATTATTCCAGAACTCCGAAAGTAATTGCTCGGCGCAGATACGGAATAGAGAACCCGCTGGCTTTAACTATGGGCCTAATTGCTGAACGGCTTGGGCAGTACCTTATCGACAATGGCAATTTTGATGACACCATGGTTGCTGCTCGCAATGACTTTATGCACGCAGCCAAAGCCACTGCGCAAATCATTTATACAGCTACAAATGCTAGCCAAAGAGTTCCGCTGACCAAGATTGAAAACCAATTTATGCTGGAAGACGGCTCAGTTTATGGCGGTGAAGTCCTGGAGGCTGAAGGCCAATTCTTCTATGAGCAAGAGGCTGTTGATGAGAGAAGCCAGCGAGTCTTTGCTGCCCCTGC